GGCGAACGAGTTTGAATTGCCTGACTTAGTTGAGTGGGGTTTTGAGAAAAACGAGCTTGACCTTGATTTATGGATGCCAGATCCGCCTGAAGACGTTGAACCGCAGATTGACAAGGCGGAAGAGTTGCGCGAGAAGTGGGGCGTTGAGAGCGGGCAACTGTGGCAACTCGGCGAGCATCGGCTGATATGCGGTGATTGCACGGATAAGGCGGTGATGGATGCTCTTATGCAAGGGGAAAGTGCAGGGGCGGTTATTACTGATCCGCCTTATGGCATAAATCGAGAGGGAATTGAGAACGATGACCCTGAAGGTTTACATGCCTTATTCGATGGCTGTTTATCTGTTATGCCGATTGACAACGCTGTGATTATTGCATTCCAGTCGCCAAGATTGTTTCCAGTTTGGCTTGATGCGGTTAGAGGCGCAGGACATAAATTTGAGCGTATGCTGTGGATGTATAAATCTAACGATGTTACGTTTATATGGAGAGGTTGGTTAACAAAGTCTGAAGCGATTCTTGTTTCTTCTAAAGGAAATCCAGAATGGAAAGAGCCAAGAGAATATAGCCATGACTGTTATTCTATAAATTGGGATAAGACAACTAAAGTAGACGTTGAAGGTTGGCATGCGAGCATAAAACCACCGTTGATTGTCGAAAATCTAATAGATAATACTACTGGCATAGTTTGTGATCCTTTTCTCGGTTCAGGCACAACCCTCATCGCTTGCGAGCGGTTAGGGCGGAAGTGCAGGGCGGTTGAGATCAGTCCGGCTTATGTGGCAGTAGCAATCCAGAGGTGGGTTGATGTGACCGGCGGAGTGCCGGAGTTATTGAGCAATTGAGCGGATTAAAAGCGATGGCTGAAAAGTATACTTCAAACCAGATCGGCGATGCAATACGCGAGAAGCACGGGAACATATCCGCTGCAGCGCGTTATTTGGGTTGCAGTAGAAACACCATCGCAAGATACATTGACCGATACCCTACCCTAAAATCGGTCTACGAAGAAGAGCGGGAAACGCTAATAGACTTTGCAGAAAATCAATTATTCCAGCAAGTGAAAGAGGGCAATATCACAGCCATTATCTTCACGCTAAAGACCATCGGCAAGTCGCGCGGATACGTTGAGCGGCAGGAAGTCACGGGTGCGGATGGTGGAAAAGTCCAGATCGAGTATGTGAATGACTGGCGCGGAGAACAATGACCGCATACGGCTGCCTTATCCGCATCAAGGGCAGATACTGGTTCGTAACGAATCAAAGCGGTTCAACTGGTTATCCGCTGGTAGACGATGGCGAAAGACGACTTTAGCTATGGCGATTGCGGTTGAGAGCGCGGTAAAGGGTAAGGCGGTATTGTGGGGCGCGCCTACATACGATCAAGTCAATGTTGGTTTTGAAGAAACGCGCAAGGCGGCTAATAACGTTGCTAAATTCAACCAGTCACGCATGGAGGCTCACTTTCCGAATGGCGGCAAGATTTTCTATCGCAGCCTTGATAATCCTGACAATGCGCGCGGGCACACAGCCGATGGTGTAGTTATGGATGAAGCCGCATACATCCACCGGAAAGCATGGAGTGAAGTGCTTCGTCCGATGCTGATTGACACGAATGGCTGGGCGTGGGGAATTAGTACCCCTTATGGACGGAATTGGTACTGGGAAGAGCACGCAAAGTCTGTAGACGATCCTGACAGTATGGCGTGGCAAGTACCAACGTTGGGCGTGAAGATTACTGATAAGGGATTGGAGCGAGAACCTAACCCTTACGAGAATCCTGATATTCCATTCTCGGAAATCGAGAAGCTATTTTACAGCCAACCGAGAAAGATATTTGAGCAGGAAACGCTTGCACAATTTGTTGACTTATCCGGCGGTGTATTCAGGCGAGTCAAAGAGGCTGCGATCTTAGAGCCGCGTGAGTACGAGCAGGGCAAGCAGTACGTGGCAGGGGTGGACGTGGCGGCAAGTGTGGACTTTACAGTCGTGAGCGTTCTGGATGCCGAATCAAAAGAGATGGTCTTCATGGATCGTTTCAACCGCGTGGATTATCCGGTGCTGATAAACCGGTTAGAGTCAGTCTACCACCGCTATCATCTAACATCAATGGTGGTTGAGAGTAACAGTATCGGCAGACCGGTCATTGACGAGCTGGTAAGCAGGGGCTTGAATATTGTGCCATTTACAACGACTTCTGCAACGAAGCAGGCGATTATTCAGAATTTACAGGCAGCGTTTGAGAACGGACAGATTAGGGTGATCGATGATCCCGTGTTAGTGGGCGAGCTGTTGAGTTTTGAGAGTAAGCGCAATGCGTCGGGCGGGTTTAGCTACGGTGCACCGGACGGGATGCATGACGACTGTGTAATGAGCCTTGCAATTGCATGGTATGGAGCGACCAGCGGAGGGGCGATATTATGGCCGGATTGATGGAGGCTGGATGGCAGACAATTATAAGACGATAACGAACGTGCCTGGATGGATGGAGCTGCTAACCAGTGACGGCGTACCCGACTCCGTTGCGACACTCTACAAGCGCGTGCCTATGTTTTATCGGGCGGTACAGCTCAGGTGTGACGCACTATCGAGCATACCAATTGCGATCTACAAGGGTGAAGAGAACGAGATTGAATGGCCTTACCCGACCAAGTTGGGCGATTTGCTGTGGCGTTGGGAGGCGTCATGCCTATTATCGGGCGCGGCATTTGGGGAAATCATCGCTAACCAGTCCGGCTACAGAAAAGACGTCAAATATCGCAACCCATTTGACATGACGGTCAAGTATGAAAATGGCATTATCAGTTTCAAGCAGAACACCAGCGGGGCACAGTGGAATAACGACCTGACCGCTGGTAAGTACGAGATGCTTTACATCAATGAGTTCGATCCGACGCAGGACATTCTTCCTGGTATCGGTGCAGGTATTGCTTCCACGATTGACGTGAAATTACTGTACTCGATAAGCAAATTTCCCGAGATGTACTTTGAGGGCGGGGCAATGCCGGTTACGTTGTTGGGCATTGACGCCACTGACAAAAACGAAATTGAGCGCGTTCAAAACTGGTTCAAGAAATCAGCAACGGCGATCAAGAATGCGTTCCGGGTTATGGGTATGCGGGCAGGGTCTATCACAGCCACGACACTAACGCCGCCGCTAAAAGATTTGGCGTTTCCCGAACTTGATAAGATATCAAAAGACAATATCGCTATGGCGTTTGGCATAAAACAAACTTTGCTTGATAGTGAGGCGGCTAACTATGCAACGGCGCAGGAAGACCGGTTGTCATTCTACGAGGATACGATCAAGCCAAGAGCGCGGATTTTCGAGGATGCATTGAACACACAGCTATTAGAGCAGGACGGCATGCGGTTGGAATTCAAGTTCGAAGAGATGGATATATTCCAGCAGGACGAGGGCGATCGGGCGGATCTGCTGAACAAGCTAACGCTTGCCGGAATGCCGATTGAGTTGGCGCTTGAGTTAGCTGGGTATAAATTGACGGACGAACAGGAAGCAATGCTGAACGCGCATCAAGAGCAACTGGACGAGCGCGAGGATATGCCGGAGCCGGTTGATGAGCGCGAGGCTGAATTGCGGCGATGGCAGAGAATGGCAGAAAAGCGGATCAAGGACGGCAAAGGGCTGCGCGAGTTTGAGAGCAGCATCATCGAGCCGTCTCTTCACGGCGCTATCTCAGGCGCGCTTGAAGCTGCAAAGTCGGTCGAGGACGTGAAACATCTGTTTGACACTGTGATTGCATGGAAGGATTATCCCTAAAATGCCTGAGATTATCAGTCTTAGAGAAGTTGAACGCAGATTAGCGCGAGTTCTGAGTCGGGGGCTTTCGGCAGAGGGCGATAAGCTAATTGGCTTTTTAGGCGATCCACCCGATTTGGGTAAAGTGCCTGCTAAATATTGGCAAACTGGATGGAAGCATATTCAAAAAGAGGCAGAGCCCATTTTGGTTGACGTATTTGTACAGCAAGCCCAAGTTGCGATGGAGAACTATGGCATTGGGCCAAGTGATTGGATTGTGATAATCAATGACGCGGCGGATTGGGCGCGCGAGCATCTTGACAATGAATTGCAAAGGTTATTCAACCGGAACTATGAAGGTGTGAGTAGGTTGGTTTCGAAATATTATGAGAACGGCATGTCGCGCATAGAGCTAATTGCAGAACTCGATAAGATATACAAAAACCCAGTCCGGTCTGAGATGATTGCGATAACAGAGACTACCAGGGCTGCAGTTGGCGGTGAAAACGCGTTGGTGAAGGAAATCGAAAAAGAGAGCAACATCCACCTGGTCCCAATTTGGATGACCGATAGAAGCGGGCATGTTTGCCCTGATTGTTTGGCAC